GATGTACTGCACAAACTCCGTAAAGAGTGCTGCGCTGATTTCCTGCGCCGGTGCGATCTGCTGCCGGTCGTATACGGTGATAGCGTTCTGCATGGCTGCGCCTCCTGCTTGGTCGGTCGGTGTTGTGTACTTATCCTTGTAAGTATCATAGCAGAATTGGAGCGGGAAGTCAACAGCATTTTGCACTTCTTGTGCATGATTTTGAGCGGGTGTGTCCGGGTGCGCTGACAAGTAAACACTACGTTAGCCGTGCGGTAGCCGTGGGGCTGTGCGGTCGCTGTGACGGGCTGTGTTCACTTTTCCCGCTCCGGGGGTGTACGGACATAGCCGGTAAGGAAAAGCCCGTGTGCGGCCTCCTGCGGCCTTGTACGATGAAAAGAAAAGAGGCAAGCCCGGCTGCGGGTCTGCCTCTCTCTTTATCGGCTGCGGGTGTATAGCTGCATGAAGTCCTCCATGCGCAGCGTGACTAACCACGGGCTGCGGCTGCGCCGGTGGAATAGTGCCGGTATACCGTCATGGAATCTTTCAGAATCACGCACGGCTTGCTGCATGGCCTCCGGCACGTTCAGCCGCTCCACTCTCTTGCACTCTATGTGTATGCCGGGTAGCCCGGTAAGGTCGGGTACTTCTCCAAAGGTCATGCTGCCGCCTCGCTCAATGTCATAGCCATAGCCTCGCAGCTTGTCCTTTAGTTCACGTTCCCCGGCTGCGCCTTTGCGCTGCGATCTGCTCCCGCTCATGGCTGTTATCTCCTGCGCCGGTGCTGCGGGGTCGCAGCCCATCTATAACCATCTCGGCAGCGTTTCGGCTTTTCGATTGCGCCGGTGGCAAGTGCGGTGCGCTTCATGTCACGGACAAGCGCAGCCAAATAGAACACGCTGTTCTCGTCCTTGTCCAGTTCACGCCGGGCGATTTCCTCCGCCTTTATGCGGTTGATCTCCTGCCGCTGCTGCCGCCGTTGCTCTGCTCTTGCCTTGCCGCCCATGACGGATATCTCCCGGCGGCGTTCGGGGGTAAGGGTATTAAACGGGGTAAGATTAGCTACGCCTCCCGGCATGGTCTATTCTCCTTTCTGCAAGTAGTCCTGCAAGGCCGCTAAAAGGGTGTCTGCTTCTTCCTCATTCAGCGTCACGCCTCTGCCCGGCTGTTGCTCTCCGTCCACTTCTCGCCACGTTCTAAGGTCTAATTTGCCGGGTCTGCCGTTCCATGCGGTGACGGTCAGCAGCTTGCGGTTGCCGCCGGTGGTGCTGCTTAACTCGGCAAGGGTCTGCTCTATGCGGTACTCAAACATGATCCTGCTGCGCCTCCGTCCTTAGTCAAAGTCAAAGGGGCTTTTCCCCTCCTGCCGGGCTTGGTATTCGTCTGCGTGTAACCGCTCGGAAAACTTAGCGGCATTGGTGATAATGGTCTGCGCCGCTTGCAGCCGCACGGCGGGGTTATTCTCCGGGTTGCTCATGATCTCCGCCACGGCCTCAATAGCTGCGGTCAGCTTGCCATTGATGGCGATATAGGCCGTGCGCAGTATGTCATTCTTAGCGGCCTCATACTCCGCCCGAAACTCCCGGTTCTTCATGCGGTTGTAGATGGTGCGGGGCGTGGTGTCTGCTGCGGCTGCGGCCTCTTTGATAGTGCCGTGCTGCAATAGTGCGGTTATGATCCGCTCGTCATTGGTTGCGGTCTTACTCATTCGGTGCGGCCTCCCTCGCCGGTAGATTGTCCATCGTAGCAAGACAGGCTTTGCGGGTCTTGTGTATCTCTCCGGCACGATGGAAAAGCCGGTCGCAGTATCGTTGCATATCCTCCCGGCTTTCTGCGATATAATAGCCGGGGTTCATCCTGTCGCACGTTGCGCAGATTGGCTTGCCTTGTCTGCGCTCCCGCTCAACAGCTTGGCTAATGTCACGGGGCTGCACTCCCAACAGCTTTGCAAGTTCTTTGCCGGTTCTTGCGCTGCGTTCGCCCTCGCCCAACAGTTCATATATCATCTTGCTGCGCCTCCTGCCGGGTTACTGCTTGGGGGTCTTGGCCTCGTCCGGGTTCTGCGCTGCGGCCTCCGCTGCTTTCTTTGCCCAATAGCGTTGCTGCTGCGCCTTTACCTTATCGGGGTTCTTCTTTGCCCATTCTCGCCGGTATGCGTTCCGGGCTTTAATGGCTGCGTCTGTCATGGTTCTGCCCTCGCTTTCTGTGCTTCTCGCACTCCGTGTGTGGTTGATAACTTCCTGTGCATATTATACCAAAAACACAAGGGAAAGACAAGGGATAAGTACAAGGAAAAGTGCTGCAAACGCTGCGCTTTTCTATGAAATTCAGCACTTTGTGGAGCGGGTTTATATGCACTCTGCCGGTAAGGAAAGATGCTGCGCCCATATCTCCCCCAAACTTTACGGCTTGTAATCAAATTCAGCTGATCCGGGGCGTGATCCGCTCCGCATGACAGCTCGTTTTATTACGCTGCGTAATAGCGGACATGGCGTGTCCATTCAAAATGCCGCACAAAAAGCCTGTGTTTGTGCGGGTTTCCGGGCTTTGGCGGGATCTCGTTTGTACTGAAATGAGGCTTTAGCCGTGGGGTCTGCCGGACATGGCGTGTCCGCTGCGGGACAATGGGACAGTTCCCCGGTGGTCAAAACGGAACGGAACAAAACGGAACGGAAACGGAACACGGAACGAAAAAAGAGCGGGGCTTATTGCTGCCTCGCTCTTTCCTTATCGGCCTTTATTCCTCCGCTGCCGGTGGTATGCCTAACAGTTCCCGCATGGCCTTGTCAAATGCGGTCTTGTCTATATGGCTTTCTGCCGGTGGTGCTTTGCGGCGCATGGTGCGCTCTTGGTCGTGGATCGTGTCCAATGCGTCAAGTAGGATCGGCACAAGCTGATTTGCGCAGCGAGTGCAATAGCCGTGCGTTTCTGCGCCGGTGCTGCCGGGCATATCAAAGCTGACGGTAAAGCCGTAGTTACTGTGCTGCTCCCGTCCGCAGATATCGCAGACTTTCCATGCAATGGGCTTGCCGGTTTCCGGGTCGGTCGTTCCCACTTCCGTGTTGCTGTGTCTATAGTGCTTCTCCATTTGCTGCGCCTCCTGTCGTTATGTTTCGGGGTCGTGGTCATCTATGGCATTGAGTACATCTTGCAGCCCTTTGGCGATCTTGCGCAGCCGCTCTTGCTGCCGCTCGGTCTGCCTCCGCAGCTTGTCCATGTAATCCTGCTGCATGGTCTGCAATCGCTCGGCTGCGGTTTCGTCTGCGTTGATGAATAGGGATTGCTGCGCAAGGTCTTTCCATACTCCGTCAAGGGTGGCGGCTGCGGCCTCTGCCCATGCTGCGTCATGCGACAGTATGCCTATTGCCTTGATAGCCGGGTAAAGGATATTCTGCGGGGGTTCGCCTTTGGCAAGCTGCCGGGCTATGCTTTCCTTTAGCCGCTCGGCCTCGGCCTGTTCCTGCTGCCGCTCCCGGATGATCTCGGCTGTGGCCTGTGTCTGCTCCCGCTCCGGCACGGGCTGTTCCTGCGGGTGATCCGCTGCGTACTCTGATAGCTTCATGCTGCCGCCCTCCCTTATAGCTTGCGCCCGGTCTTGCGGGGCGTGTACTCCGGGGTAAAGTCTATGTCGGCCTCGCTGCACTCGGTGAATAGGTCGGCTGCGGGGTAGTAGTCAAAGTAGGCCGAATAGCTGCTGATTCCGTAGCGGTTCTTTAGGCAGCACAATTCTATCTTGCGGGGCGTGGCGGCTTTGGCCTCCTTGATTTTCTGCCGCCGCTCTTTGATATTGTTCTGCTTGTCGAATACCGGGTCATTGAGGCATTGAAGCTGCAAGCCCCATACCACATCACAAGTGTACTCTATGCCGCCGGATTCTTTGAGGGATTCAAAGTCAATGGGGGTCAGATAGTTGGCACGGTTTACGCTGCTGATGATGAATACCGTTAGGCCGTGTTCTCTGCTGATCCTCTTTAACTCGGTCACGGTGCTGTCTACGGTTTCTTTGGTGGTCTGCGTCCGCCCGGCTGCGTTCTGCTCCGGCTGCAATATCTGCAAATAGTCGATGAATACCACGGGCTTTGTGCCGGTGCGCCGGATGTACTGCCGGATGTAATCGCCTATAAAAGAGATGTTGCACGAAAAGTTCCCCTCTACGATGGAAAGCCGGTCGGCCACTTGCTGCTTGTATTCCTCCGCAGCTTCAAGCACGGCCTTTGGAAGATAGCCCCGCCGGATAGACAAGCTGCTGACGGCGTTCTCCATGTCGTGCTGCGCTGTGATCCTCGCAAGGGATTTGCTTACCATCTCTAACCGGCTTTGCTCCAAAGAGAAGAATAGCACATCATTACCGGCGGCTGCGATTTGGTCAGCCATTTGCGCCGCAAACGTGGTCTTGCCTAAAGAGGATATAGCGGCTATGCAGTAAAGCCCGGCGTATAGTCCGCCGCTCTGCTTGTCTAAGTTCGGGTAGCCGGTGCGCAGTTCCCGCTTGAATTGGGCGATCTCGTCCGCCATGAGTGCGTCAATGTAATAGCTGATGTTGTCCGGCCTCGCTGCGGCTTGCCTCTTAGCGGCCTCAACTGCTGCGACAAATGCCGCACGGTCTGCGGTCAATGCCTCGTTGGGGTCTTTGCTGCCGCCGCAGATATTGGCGAATACATAGCTGATATTGAGCCGCTGCAAGCCGGTGCGGATGGTCTGCGCTGCTTTCTTCCCGGCCTCGTCATTATCGAAAGCTAAGATTAGCGTGGCCTCGGTGCGCTCCCGCTCAAGCTGCTCTATCAGCTTGGCGGCGTTGGCTGCGCTGTTGGTGGCGATAGCGGTTGCCCCGGCCTCTATGATGGATAGTGCGTCAAATGCGCCCTCGGTTACGAATACTTCCTGCACTCCCTGTGCATAGAGTGCCTTTAGGTTGAATATGCCGGGGGTGCTGCCGGTCGGGTTCAACTTCTTGTACTTATTGCGGGGGTCTGTGGCACGGGCGATATAATGCCCGGCGTTCACGGGTATAATGATCCGTGGAGCGGGATAGCCCTTGCCGCTTGGGTCTGCTGCCGGGTCAAAGCCGATCCAGTACGCCGCAGCCGTGGCCTCGCTGATCCCCCGCCCGGCAAGATATGCCATAGCTGCGGGGTCTTGCAGCCGCTCCCGGCAAGCCTTGTAATACTCGGTATAATCGGGGCTTTCTTCTACGGGCGTTTTAAGGGGCGTTCCTGCGCTTTTGTCCTCCGGGGGTGTATCTGTATTCCCCGCTCCGCTTTCGTTGCTCCTGCGGCTTGCTGTGCGGTCGTTTCTTGGAGCGGGTGCAAAGTCTGCTGCTGCGTCCGGGCGGTAAGGGTCTATCGTCAGCCGCAGTTCGTCAGCCAATAGGGATAGTGCGGTGTTGTAGTCTGCGCCGGTGGTCTGCTGATACAGGTCGATGATATCCCCGGAAAAGCCGCAGCCGAAACAATGCAGCCCGTTCCCGTCTGTGCTGCGGGGGTTGCTGCAAAGCCCATCTCCGTGCGTACCGTGTCCGCACAATGGGCATATATAGCTTGGCTTTCCGTTCACTTTCTGCTTGGCCTCGCCGGTCATGGTCGGGATGATCCGCCGCCATTCGCTGCGTATCTCCTGCCGTGCGTCCTCTCTTGTCATGGGGTCGTGTCCTCCTGCACTTGGATTTTTCTTGGATTCGGGTTGGATTTTTCTTGCGCTTTCCTCCGGCGTGGTCTATGATATGAACACACGCCTTTAATGCTGCGCCTAAAGTGTTGGGGTCGTGCGGCGGCTATCCTTTCTTGCCGGTTGGGATAGCCGCTTTTATT